AGCGTATGGCTGGGGAGGGCTGTACGGCCCATCCGGCGGGGTAGGGGGTGGTGGGGGTCGGGCGGGCAGGCATCACATACGGCGTGACACTATTTATAAATTTATAATCAATGCACAGGCTTGCCAAACTTATGCAAGTGCTCATCGAGTTCACGTTTGAGTTGCTCGGTGTCAACCGCCTCAGTCTTTACTTCACTCTTATCGGTGAACATACCTATCGCTCTACCCATTAATTCGAGTGATTTAAGTCTATCTCCCAGTCGAGCTTTGTCATCGTCTGCATGCTTTAAAAGCTCTCCCATAATCTTCCTGCGAGTGGCTATTGCATCATCAATAATGTTTTGTTCCACGCTCTCCCAGACGTGCTCTAGTAGAGTATTTATGCGATGGTCTCTCATTAATCGATTCGCTTCACTAATGATTGTTGCATCTCCCATTCTCCTTGTGTCGTAAGCCTTTGTATAGGCCTCTCTTGGTGAGAGTCCTTGAGCTACTCCACTTGCAAAGCATCTCATCTTTGCAGTCATTCTCGCCTCTCCTTTATTTACTCCTATAACCCTTCCGTCCTTTGTTCTTTTATCTACAGTTCTTTTTACCGCTGACTGTATCGCTTCGCTCAGGCTCTCGCTCTCAGCGTTCCTGCTTGTGCGTTCGCTATCCTCAGCACTATTATTTAATGCGGTCTCTTTTATGTCGTTTTCAATGCCCATGTCTCTATCTCCCATTATTTTTAATAAACCCTATCCATCAATACATCATCCCTCATGCATTTACACCTGGTGTTTAAACGCCTGTTCTCATTAGGTTCGCTTTAAGGGTCCTTTGTGCTTCGCACTGGCCCCTCGATTTCAGCAGGCTCAACACATGAGCCACTCATCTGGACCGTTTAAACTGCATGCGGAAAGTTATCCACAGACCCCATTCTAAACTTATCCACACCCTGTTGACAAGTAAAGTTATCCACCGCAAACTGTGGATAATAAATGCACCAAAATAGTGAAAACCGTCCAGGAGCGTCGAACGATAGCATCCCAAGGGGGTAGGTGCTATCACCCCAAATAATCGCTCTAAAGCCGTTTAAATCGGTCAAATAGACAAAAGTACTCACTGAATACTTAAGAGTTCAAATCGAGCAACTAATAAAGAATACATCCACGTCCACAACAACCCCAAAATAATTTAAAAATATTTTAAAAATAGTTGCACGAACGTTTAAACGTGTGCTATCATTGAGGCTCATTCAGTGAAAGCACTGACTGAAATTGACCCCTATGACCACGACTAACAAACGTGCGAGGGCGAGCCAAAAGCCGGTAAGGTTCCAGTCCTTATCACTCCGGGAGCCTAGAGATTCTAACAACTCCCTCACGTCTCACCGTCGTGAATAACGGTGACAAGGGGACTGCCCTTCAAGTGCATTCGTAGAGTGTGCTTGTGGATGCAGTCGCATCAATTTTTAATTTATCAAGGAAAAATATTATGAGATACACATTCAGAGAATTAGCATCCATCGAGCAGACTGTAGAACAACTGTACATTGTTGCGAGGACACTGGGCGATGCAGAAAGCCATCATGTACAAAATACCAGGCATTTGGTCAACATCATTGCAGAGCTAAGAATGTCCGCATGGCTAAATAAAGAGGGCATGTCTACAGAATCCAAAGAAAAATTACTGAAAATAATTACAGTTTAAAAGTCTAGCTAGTAACTTCTCCTGGGGAGTTACTGGATACGCTTTTGTATCAATACAAGGAGGCTTAAAAATGCAATCAAAAAAACTCATACCTATCTGCATTCAGGCGTTTGTATCTGAGATAGCACGCTTTAAAGGCTCAGAGAATACCCCTGAAAACGTCGAATCAGCATCGCATCTTATCCGGGTTTATACCGGGAAAATTCAAGCGCTTGACTTGTCTTTGTCGCAGGCTGATGCGACTGCTATTTTACGCAACGCCTACATATCTATCTAGGAGTGACTCAATGCTTAAAGCACTCATTACATTAACGCTCTCAATAATCTTTGCAGTCGGGGCCGTCGTGCTTATGCTTGACTGGCTTGGCGGGTGCGGTGAAACCTACACCTATGCGAACGGCTCTCGGCATGCAGGCGAATGCCTGGGCCGAATCACTTTAAAACACTTAATCAGAGGAGAAAAATAATGTCTACTACACGTGAAGACTGGCTCAACAAAGCAGTCGTTGAGCTTAGGCCCATCTTTAAGTCAGTCGGCTTTCCCTTGCCGGATTCCATTCGAGTGACTTGCGGTTTCCCATCCAGGCACGCTCGCAGTTTAAACAGGGCAATCGGTGAGCACTGGTCCTCTAAGGCATCGGATGACAATTTTCATGAAATCCTTATCTCCCCGGTGATGGATGACCCTATCCAGGTATTCGGTGTGCTTGTGCACGAACTAGCTCACTGTGCGACTGACGGCGATGGGCACAAAGGCCGGTTCCCCGCTTGCGTTAAAAGCTTATGGCTTGAGGGCAAGCCGACCGCCACGGTCGTGGGTAAGCGGTTTACAGACAACTTCGGCGCTTTGGTAGACGGCATGGGCGCTTATCCGCATGCCCGGTTGAATGTCAATTCAAACAAAAAAACCCAGTCAACACGCATGCTTAAAGCGGTTTGTGAATGCGGTTACACAATTCGACTCTCTGCCAAGTGGGCCGGATTCGGTTTACCAACGTGCCACTGCGGTGCGCTCTTTACTTTATCTTAATTTACTTTTTCGGAGGCTTACATGAATATCGAACGTCAACTCTCTCTCATCCCTATCAATCAACTCAACGCAGTGCTATCCTGTCACAACCTGGGTCCTTTTAAGGATAAGGAAAAAGTGGTTGAACAAGTCGGCATCTTAATCCATACCAACAAGATATCCCTTGACAGTGTCAAGGCCACTCGGGCAACAATGGACCTCACCGCTCAGATACCTGATGACATTCGCTCTCAGATAGTCACTGCGACGAACCAGGTCTCGACTGCTATATCGAATGTTCACAAAGTCCAGGAGGTTGTCGAGCGCCTGGTCGATGATGCGGTCTCTAAAAACCAGACTCTGCATGCCGACTTTAATTCTTTGTCTCGACGTTTAAACGCACAGGTTAATGCGATTCAAGGCGTTGACTACGACGTGGTTAAAAGCGCCATCAATACTGAGGTATCCAAATTGTTCGACGAATTCAGGACCGTCGCAACCCCTGAGCAATTGGTCGAGGTAGCTAAGATTATCCCTAGCACAACCGCTCGCCTTGCGATTGATGTATTCGGCGATATCTGCCACTACCATTTCAAGGGTGAGTACGTGGACTTCTCAAATCTTTCAGTGGACGTTTGGAACGACCCAGGCGCTCCCGCCCTGGTTGATGACTACAACTTTAACCCTCAGCACTTGCACCAAACTCTCATCGCCCTCGATGACCCACTGCCGGACAATTTATGGTTAGCCGGTGAGCGTGGCACTGGTAAGACTGAGTTCGTGGCCCAGGTTGCAAACCGACTTGGTCGCAGATTGTTCCGGGTTAACTTTGATGAAGCGCTTGAGCGTGCTGAATTTATCGGAGGCAACACCCTCGAAAATTCGAACGTGGTTTGGAAACCCGGCATCATCACCCAGGCGATTCAGCACCCAGGTGCAATTATTCTTCTCGATGAAATCGGTTTTGCACGTGCTCAAAATTTAGCGGTCCTGCATGCGCTTTGCGAACGTTCACCTCACCGCTCAATCGTGATTAGTGAGACCGGTCAACGCATTCCAGTCGCTTCGCACGTCGTGTTTTTCGGCGCTGATAATTCGAACGGGCATGGCGATAACTCCGGTAATTTTGCCGGTGTGCGTGACCAAAATACTGCGTTCCTGGACCGTTTCAGTTTCACCCTGCGGTTCAATTATTTGGACCACGCCGATGAGGTTGCGCTCATCGCCAAGCGCACAACCCTACCAGTGGATGCATGCGAGACCCTGGTCCGCTTTGCGAATGTGGCACGTGAAAAAGCGAGGGCCGGGTTACTCACTCAGCCCCCATCACTGCGACAACTCTTTGCCTGGGCGAGAGCGATTCGCAAAGGAGTTCCAGTATCGATTGCATTCGAGAATTCGATTGTCAATAAATTCCCAGGCGATTGCGAAAGCGAACTGCGTGGAATTTTTAGTGCGACTATTGATGTCGATAGCCTGAAATCATTTTTAACGAAGG